CTATGAACATTCCTTCAGGCTACGATTGTGAAGGTTGCTCAGGTTGCTGGCAATGCACAGGATGTCCTGTAACAGGCCCAACTTGCTCGGGCGGACAATGCTGCGGAAGCGGAAGTCTAAGATGCTGGAACACTTACAATGGTCTCTATGATTGTGAAGGATGTTCAGGATTTGGTGGATGTACAGGTTGCGGCGTAACAGGAGTCTCTGCTGGCCCAACAGGATGTGCTCGTTGTTCAGAATGGGAAGGCGTATCTTGCTACAATATTGTAACAGGACTATATGACTGCGAAGGATGCTCAGGATGCTTCTCGTGCACAGGATGTGCTCCAGTTATAGTAGAACCTAGTTGCACAGGATGCTCTTGCTGCTCTCAAATTTATGATTGTTTTACCATAACAGGTAGTTTTGATTGTGCAGGTTGCTCAGGTTGCTATAACTGCAATGGATGTGTAGAGCGTTATAGCAGATGCAATCAATGTACTACAGAAGATTGTGGTGCAACAGGTGGTGTTAACTATCAATTCTGTGTGGATTGTGGTTGTGCAGATATTTACACAAACTGCTCAGAATGCACTCAGTTGGATTGCGATTCCGTAACAATCAATACCGATTTCTGCCGAAACACCTGCGGTTGTGTACCAACCTCGGTTCTGTGTGACGAGTGTGTTCGTAACAACTGCAATGGTATTCGTTGCAGAACCGAATGCTCAGAGTGTCGTGAAACCGATGGTGTAGGAAAGTACACAAATTGCAATCAATGCTTGCAGGGAGATTGTGATTTCACCTCATCAATCAACCATCAGTTCTGTATAGATTGCGGTTGTCAGTCTCGGTACTCGCTGTGCAGTCAGTGCACACCTGCCGACTGCGACGATCAGTATAATGTTAACCATCAATTCTGCTATGATTGTGGTTGCACACCAACCATTAACTGTGATGTTTGCGTAGCCAATGGATGCGTTGGTGATGGCTGCGATTTCTGTGTAGATTGCATAACTCAAGAAGAGTACACAAATTGTGGACAGTGCTTGCCTATAGATTGCAGCGCAGATTATCGGTTGAATCATCAATATTGTGTGGTGGATTGTGGTTGCATTTCTGATGGAGCAACTGGATCAACAGCCGGTGAGACGGGAGATAACGGTTCAGATATCCTAGAAATAACCAATCCTGGTAAGAAAGTCTCTTATTCAGACTTCCGCAAGATTACCCTGCGTTCATTCTTTGAGATGCCTGTTGGCCCTGAATTCAACTGTAACAATCAGGATGTTCAAGCCCCACCAGTACCACAGGTGAAAGCCATCTCTGTTAATGCAACGAATGTTGATACGGCAGATTGGAGTACAGATTCTAATTATATTGTGAACAGTTATCCTAATAGCAGAGAAATTTTTGTAAATGTTGAAGGAGTTACCGTGGAAACAGGCAGTTCCGCTGGTCTTTCAAGTCTACTTTACCTGAGTTACTATTCTGCAATCAGCATGTGGGCTGATCTGTTTATCGTGGATCAAACAGGCAAAGAGTATCCGATGGCTTCTGTGGGCCCAATGCCCACTTCCGCAACCTCGGTTAAAATCACCTATCCGTTTATCAATCCATCCGCTCCAAATAGCGAGCCTGGAGCAGTAACCGTGGGCAGAGGAACTCTTGGTGCGCCGTTTAAGTACGAGGGAACACAGATTGTAAACAGCAACTGCATTTACCGTTTGAAACTGTATTTCCGTAATGTTTCCAATGCCGTAATAGAAGGAAGTACGACGGTAAAGGAATTTAATTACCAATTAACCTGATATAGATAAGTAGGTAATATGGCATCATCCTGCTCCCCAATACGACAAAATTTCAGGAGACACCTATCAGAATTGGTGCTCTCCGATCTATCAATCTCGTCAAAAAACAATTACTACCTTAGTATCGGTAGAATAAATCCTTGGCAAACCGAGGAAGTTTCTTCGCAAACACTTACTGGATCGGCATATGCCAATCCTGTTCCTGTAGCACAAGATACCGATGAAACAGAAACAGGCTTTTGGGAAAATATTGTAGCAGCAAAACGACTAACTCAAGATAATGTCTCTTTGGTGATTCCAAGATTTGATTGGAAACTGGGATCAGTCTATGAGCCTTATCGTTATGAAACAGACTTATTTGATTCTATAAATCCTGTTAGATTTTATGTTGTGGTGGATGAAACTCGTGTTTATAAGTGTGTAGACAACTATTATAACTCCCCATCAATAGTTGCTCCAACACATACCGATCCAGAAATACGAAAATTATCGGATGGTTATCGTTGGAAATTCATGTACTTGATTCCTGAGAGTAAGCGAAAGTTTATCACAAAAACAGTATACGATGAAACCTCAAGTTCTAGTGCAGCATTTCAAAGAGTAATAATTCAAGGATACATTCCTGTAGAGTATGTGGATTACTTGAAACTTGTAGACGAAGAGCGTTCTCTACAATGGAATATTCAACAAGCAGCAATTAATGGTGAGATTGCTTTTGCTGAATTGAAGCAAGAGTATCGTCCATACTTAACCGCTGTAAACTGTGTTCTTCCTAGCAATTCAAATGCGGTAACTCAAAATTATTCTGGTGGATACACAGGATCGGTTAGAATATACAGTCCATTCTTGATAGGCGTAAACAATTTCTATAACGATCTTGTATTCTCGGTTGATTCTGGTCCGGGTGAAGGTCAACGAAGAGTTATCAAATCGTATACTTATAGTGCGGGTGGCAACTACGGTAATGTTGTTTTAGATTACCCACTAACTGTTGGACTATCCGCAGACACAAGCAAATTCTCTATAGTTCCAAACATTCAGATAGATGGAGACGGATACGCTAGAGAGAACTATCTGAACAAGTTTAAAGAAGCAGATATAACCGTAAAGTTCGGTCCTGGTTTAACAACCAATCGTGACACTTGCACCACAACAAACATTTACAACCAAACTTTGATTGATTCGTTTGAAATGGTGGATACAGGAACTGATTATACTAGAGCAGAATTCAAGATGATAAAGGGATTAACCTTTACAGCAGGATTCACAGGAATTGGTGATATCAATGATGTTGCAAATATTGTGATTTCTCCTCCAGGCGGTCATGGCAGTAATGCGGTGAGAGAATTGGGTGCTGCTGCTCTCATGGTGGTTTTGGATTTCAATCAAGACGAGCGCAAGAAGTTGTCGGTAAATAATGATTATCGTCAATTTGGTATTGTTAAAAATCCTCTGTTAAAGAAACCACAAACTCGTATTCGCTTTGAGGAATGGGGTCTAACAGGAAGTTTTGTTGTGGGTGCTTCATTAGTTCAAGGCAAAACAGGATCAGGTGGAGGCACAGGATTTGATAACGCAACAGGCAAAATTATATCGTGGGATAATGGTGTAAGCGGCTACTACGCAACCTCTGAACTTATTGTGGAATCTGTTACTAGCGGAAACTTTGCTTGTGATGGAATAGTTTCATCAACCACAGGTGCTGTAAGCAGCGGAAACTTTACAATCGCTAACATTGACCAACGAACTGTTGCAGGAACTGAGGGACGCGAAATTCTAAGACTGAAAGTATCACCAGCGTCTAGCGCAACTGGCGCAGAATTCATGGGTAGTGGATTGGACTTTAGACCAGGCATGTACATCAACAGTATTGGAAACAAGACAAACAACATTTCCAATTCAAGATTCACTGGATTAATCAATAAGTGGGAAACCGCCGCAGGCAATAATGCCGCAGGAACCCTGTATATTGAGGACGCTAATAAAATCCCAACTCGTTTGGAAAAGTTGGTTGAGTCAGACTTCTTTATGCGTCCAACAAGAGGAATCACAGGCGCATCAGGAACAGCAAAGATTATTGATATTGGAGAGATTACACGAGACTCAGTTTCAATCTATGACCAAACCACAACTCTTTCTCTTTTAACATCTATTGCAAATCCTTTTGTTTCCGATTCATTTACTCCCGATACTTTAGTTAAAGGAATTAGTGGAGGAACCACACAAGCAACAGGATTAGTAGTAGAATGGACAGTTGCTGCTGTAGGTTCTACAAGCGGTACTCTTCGTCTTTCAGGAGCAAAAGGAACATTTGATAACACCTTGATTCAATTTGTTGATAGAGGTTCTCAGACGGCTAGTGCTCTAGTTACTTCTGTCCCCCACGAAGAAGAACTATTATATCACTCGGGCGAACTTGTCTACATACAGAATACTCAGCCTATCAAGAGGAATATTGAACAGCGAGAAGAAATAAAGGTTCTCTTCCAGTTCTAAGTCTAAGGAAACCATATGGCATACGATCCAACTATCTTCAATGTTGACCCTTATTACGATGATTACAATCAGGACAACAAGTTCCTTCGCATGCTGTTTCGTCCAGGATACGCAGTTCAGGCTAGAGAACTCACACAGTTGCAGTCTGTATTGCAGAATCAAATTTCAAAATTTGGCGACAACATCTTTGAAGACGGATCAATTGTACTAGGTGGTGAGGTTATTGAGAATCGTGTAAAGTATGCTCGCGTAACAGGATTAACTGGAACAACAAATATTACCGATACCATCGGAACAGTTCTAACCACTTCAGGTAGAGCAAACGCTAAAATTATCCATGCAGAAAGTGGATTGTCGTCAAGCACAGTAGACAATCTTCCTGTCATTTATTACGAACACACTTCAGGCGGAACTGCTTTTTCTAGCGGTTTGTCTTTAGGTGGAACTGCTCCTAACGGCAGTAGCGTTTCTATGACAATTTCAGGAGTCACCGCAGGCTCCATAACAGGATATGCAATAGGTGATGCAGTTCTAATTCACGCTGCTCCTGGTGTTCGTTATGTTGATGGATTCTTTGTAGCCAACGATGAACAAGTTCTTGGTGCATACTCCACCACAGGTTCTACTGGAGCCAAGGTGCGTTTGTTTGATAATCCAACAACTCGTGTAGGATTCAATGTAAATCGTCAGTTTATCACCAGTGAAGAAGATGAAACTCTAAAGGATCCTGCTTTCGGTTTCTATAACTATTCCGCACCTGGTGCAGATCGTTATAAGATTGATCTTGAAATTACTCAGTATCCGTTTGTTCCTACAAACACATCAGCAACCGATAACTTCTCAAGAGAAGATTTTGTTGAGTTTATTCGTGTTCTTAATGGTGGTGTTGTTAAGAAGGAAAAATATCCATCATACGCAGTTCTCGGCGATACTCTTGCTCGTAGAACCTATGATGAATCAGGGAATTATATTGTTGAGCCATTCTCAATCTCCATTTCAGACGAGGTTTACGGAGCAACAGGTGCAACGCTAACCGCAGAAATCGGTGCGGGTAAGGCATACATCTTCGGTTATGAATTTGAAACACAAAGTGTAACCAAGATTGATCTGCCAAAGGCTAGAACATACAGATCATTTGAAGACGCAAGAATTGCTTCTGTTGTTGGCCCTTATGTACTGGCTGAAATTAACCCAAACGGAACTTTCCCAAGTCTAGGATTGACTGGATTTAATATTGCAACCGTACCATCAATTGTTCTTTCATCATCTTACGGAACAACAGGCGTATCTTCATACGCTCCAATTGGAACCGCTAGAATGCGTGGAGTTGAATACAAGGGTGGTTCGGTTGGTCAACGATGGAGAGTAGACCTGTTTGATATTTCCATGAGTGGAAATTATCTGTTCTCAGACACACGAAGTTTGTATGTGAATGGCAAGACAGGCCCATCACAGCACTTGTTTGAAGTATACGCACCAACAGGTGGCGCAGAACTTCAAGATTTCTCAAACACCCTACTATTCCCTCACACAGCAGGAGTTGGCACAAAGACAATTACTGATGTGGATTATAAGGTGAGAATGGGTAAGGTTGTAGAATTCTCAATCACAGGTACTGCTCAAATTTCAATTGCAAATATCGGATTTGGTGCAGACTCAGCAAAGGCGTACTTTGATTACGCTTCAGGAGTTTACTCTCCCGATAACACCTTCTCGGTAATCAGCCTTTCTGGCAATTCTGTAAGCAATGTTCTTGCTAAGGGAGACAGCGGCACTTACGGTGTTCTGTATATCACAGCAGGCCCAACAGGCGTAACGGCTACAGTAAACTATGAGGTTGCTCTAAAGGGTTCAGGCGGAAGTTACTTGTATCGTCCCAAGACTCTAACAAGCGTTGCTCTAACTGTTACAGGCCCAATCGGATATGAAGTTGGTGCAACAGGATCAACATCTGATGGAAGACAATTTGTATACCTAAACAAGTATGTTGATGTTGTGAGTGTGTCTGGTATTACAAGTGTATCAGGAGATGTAAGCAGTTACTTTGTTCTAGACTCAGGACAACGAGACAACTATTACGATTGGTCTAAACTTGTACTAGCAGCAGGATACACCGCAGGATCAGTTCCTGGTGGAATTACCTCTGGCTTGACTGTGAACTGCTCGTATTTTGCTCGTCCAGTTTCAGGAGCAACCTCTGCTCCATTCACGGTAGATTCTTACAGTTTACCACTAGAGCAGATTCCATCATACAGCAGTCCAGACACAGGAAAGACCTACAAGTTGTCGGATGTTATTGACTTCCGACCAGACAAGATGGCTGATGGTAGTTTTTCTCCCAATATTATACCATCAGACAATTCTGTAAATTACATTACAGTTCAGCGTTATTTACCAAGAACAGACAAGATTGTTCTGTCTCGCAATAAGACATTCAAGTTGGTTTCTGGTACTCCTGATATTTCTGCTCCAACACCACCTGATGATGCAAACAGCATGACTCTTTACACGCTCAACTATGCTCCTTACACAAACACTAAAGAAGATGTGGCTGTACGAGTTCAGAACAACAAGCGTTATACGATGGAAGATATTGGAATTCTTGAAAAGAGAATTGATGCGGTTGAATACTACACCTCATTGAATCTTCTAGAACAAGAAGCCAAGAATACAGTTATTGAGGATGTTGATGGAAATGTTGTACCTAAGAAGGGCATTCTTGTAGATCAGTTCCGTGGACATAATGTTGCAGATGTAAAGAACACCATGTTCAATGCAGCAATTGATCCACAAAATACTGTGCTTCGTCCTGCATTCCGCAGCAAGATTTATCGTGTAGATGTAGACACTAGAGCCCCTGCCTCTTCTCTAGTTTCACCTCCAGCATCAGTATCTGTTCCTGGCCCAACAGCAGATAGAATTTATACGATTGAATACACAGAAGTTCCAGGAATTATTCAACCTCTAGCAACTACTTCTCGTCAACTAAACCCATATGGAATCTTTAACTTTATGGGTTCTCTGAAGACATATCCAGATTCTGATTTCTGGATGTCCGACACACAGGCTCCATCTGTGAGAGTTAACATCTCTGGAGAAAACGATAACTGGTCATATTCTGTCCGAGGAAATGTGGGAGCAGAAGGTGGAACAGGTGCTGGTCAAATTGGAGGATTTGGTACTCAATGGAACGATTGGGAAACCAATTGGTTTGGTAAGCCATCCGCCGATGAAACAACACAGACACTAGCAAACAAGTCAAACGATGACATGTCTGTTTCTGCCAATCTAACTCGGTTTAATGGTATACTAACATCCAAAGCAATATCGCCCGATTCAATTGTTAATAATAAGATCGGCAGTAAAGCAAATAAGGATGTTGATTTCTATGCAAGAAACATCTATGTGTTGCTTAATGCTGAAGGACTAAAGCCTTCAACCAAGGTATACGCATTTGTTGACGGCAAAACTACACCATCCACAATTTACTCGGTAACTCCTGGTTACACTGCTGGTGTATACAATATCGGCTCCACCGCGAATTACATGACAACAAGTACAAGTGGCGCAATAGGTGTAGGTGCGGCTGCAACAAACTACGCAATTCTCTTGAATGAGAATGGAAAAGTAAAGGTTGGCCCTAAACTAATTAGGGTGTGTGATAGTGATTCAAACACTATTAGCACAATCACAACCTCGGCTGAAAAACTATTCCATGCAGACGGTTCCAACGAATCTAAGGATGGTGATACTGGAATTATTAGTACACGAAAGCCTGTTTCTTACCGAGTAAGTGTAAACTCATCCGATGTTGAAACTAATGTGTTTACCAAGCAAACTAGCACAACGGCTACAGCCAAGGGCAAAGTTGATCCACTATCTCAGTCGTTCTACATTGATCCTGTTCTGTATCCATTTGGCTTGTTTGCAAACAGCGTATCGTTATGGTTCAAGAGTATAGACTCTTCTTACAATGTGCCAGTAACTTTAATGTTGAAGCCCCTTACAAGCGGCTATCCTCACCCATCTAAAGTTCTGCCTTTGGCAACCACAACCGTTTATTCTAGCGATATAACCACGACAGAATACGCCACAGGAAACGGAACCAAGTTCAAGTTCTCATCGCCAGTTTATCTTGCTCCAGGATACGAATACTGCCTATCACTTAAGACTAGCAGTAACGCATTCTCGCTTCACACCGCTGTGCTTGGTAATACTCTTTACCGACCAACGGAAAGTGATCCAATCTATTCTGCCACAAGTCAACCTGGTGTTGGTTCTTTGTTCTCTGCTCAGGGACAAAATACACTAACAAAGATTGATAACGAAGATTTGAAGTTTACCGTTAATATTTGTGAATTCACAACAACAGGAACTCCAGTTCTTCGTGTTGCAAATATACCAAACACTTATTATGGTTCTGAAAACATCAATCCATCGGTTGTACGATTCCAAATCCCAACCATGACTCCTCCAGGAACCTCAATAACAGTAGAAGAAGAAGGAGTCTTGGGTGCTGGTGTTACTGAATTGATGTTGAACAAGAATATCAACAGAAGAAGTACCACAGGTCTAGACCCAAATACTCAATTTACAAAAATCTATGCTTATCTAAACACTACAAACAAGTATGTGTCGCCTGTGATTGATATTGATCGTGGTTGCATCTTGTCTGTTGAGAATCAAATCAACAACAATAAGGTTGGAGCACAAAACGACAACGGAGAACAGAGTGCAAACAACCGAAGTGTTTCCTCTGCAAACCGATCCAAGTCTCGCTATATTTCCAAGAAGGTAAACTTGGATTATCCTGCAACTCGCTTGGATGTCTTCCTAACCATCAGCAATCCAACACCATCCGCTGTTGAAGTATTTGCCCGAACCTTGCCTGACGAATCGGACTCAAACACATACTTTGAGACACGAGGATATCAGAAGATGACGGCATCTACAGACGCAAACACAGCAGAAGGTGAATATCAGGAAGTTAAATACACCCTGCAACTAGCAGATACTGACCGTTTCTCAACCTTTGCTATAAAGATTGTAATGAACTCTTCGGATACCAATGTGGTTCCTGTGGTTCAGACTATGCGAGTGATTGCAACATGAGTGACGGTAGGCTAAAAGTTAAAAATGAACCTATCGTAAGAGATACTCAAAGTGGTGCTTTGGTGTTCACTAATCGTGCCGAAATTGAAGAATACAACAGAAAAAAGCAAAAGAACAAACTTAAAGAAGAGTCTTACAAAACTGAGATAAATAACCTCAAGACTGAAATTGCAGAAATTAAAGTATTGCTTTCACAATTGATCGCCGATAATAGAGAGAAAGGCAAGTAATGCCACCAGAGATAGGATTTGATTGCGCTTCAGATTGTCCGGTATGCCGACAAGACCCGGTAACATGCTTTACCTCTGATTATGATTTGTGGTATTATTGTAATTTTAATTGCGATTGCGTAGATGACGGTAGTGGTGGTTTTACTTGCACAAATAAGACTCCACCGTTAGGCGCAAGCGGTCAGGGGCCAACAGGTTCTCAAGGTGCTACAGGCTCAACTGGCCCTACAGGTGCAACTGGCCCTCAAGGCCCAACAGGTGCTACAGGCCCTGCTGGTGCAACAGGTGCAACAGGTGCAACTGGAGCACAAGGAGCAACAGGTGCTACAGGCGCAACAGGAGCCAAAGGTTCTACAGGCGCAACTGGAGCAGGATATTATGGTGTAACAACCACAGATACCGTTACAGTTGCTAATCTTGTAATTGGTTCAACTATCGGTATTACTGCTTCTTTCACACCATCAACACATCCATTCTCTGCCTATAATCCTGGTACAAGAATCCGCGTTTCCGCAGTAGACGCTCCAGCCGTTGTTTGGTATGAAGGTTATGTGACAGCACAAGGCGCAACTCTTGGTGCTCCAAAAACTGTTCTAGTTACACATAAATCATCTTCAACATTCACTTCAACCCCATTCAGTTCGTGGAATGTTACTGTTGCAGGTGAACCAGGCGTAACAGGCCCAACAGGCCCCGCAGGTGCAGCAGCCGCTAAAGGCGAGACAGGTGCAACAGGTTCTGCTGGTGCTACAGGCGCAACAGGTGCTCAAGGTGCAACAGGTGCTAAGGGTACAACAGGTACTTCCATCTCCTCGGTTATTATTGTTGGAAATAAACTTGTTCTAACAGTTCTAGAGTACAGCACAGGATTAACCTTTAATGTTGACGCAGGAACCGTAGTAGGTGCTACAGGTTCTACAGGTACTCAAGGCCCTACAGGCCCTACAGGTGCTGGTGCTACAGGTGCTACAGGTGTTGCAGGCGTTTCTGTAGTCAACGGATATGTAACTATTCCTGATGGCAATCTAATTCTAGTTCTATCTGATGGTTCCACAATCAATGCTGGAAATGTTGTTGGCCCTCAAGGCGAACAAGGCCCAACTGGCCCTGGTGGTGCTGGCGGATCAGGATCATGTGCTTGCACAACATGTTGTGATCCTCTACAAGGCAAAGGTGGAACTGGAGCAGGGTGTGAAGATCTAGTAAGCATTCAGCGTCTAGTTTTGTCGGATACTTTCCATACATGGTATGATCGCACTAATCAAATTATTGATGCTATCAATCCTCTCAACATGTATGAAGTGACAGGTCTAACAGGCATTGAACTTGTAACAGGCAAGAGTAACTGCAATTATAATGGTGTTATTGGAATTGGATTCAAGAATGGCCCTGGTATCACATTTGGTGCAGTAAATACTACACTTGCAGGAACAAACTTCCGTGGCAAGATGTTTGTTGATCCAGGAACACTTCCTCCATCAACAGGCAAGAATGGCGTAACAGGAAACGATCTGTTCATATTCAAGGATATGAGCGATGTAAGTACCGTGTATAACGGCACACCCAAGGCGGTGGAAGCCAAGTATATGTTGCCACCAAAACTAGAGTTCAATAATCTTGAACTAGACGGTAATGTTACAATTAACGGTAACTTACTGGTTGGCGGAAACAATTCATTTATTGCATCCAACGATCTTCGCATTGAAGATATTAACATTGAGTTGGCTTATCAGACTTCAGGTTTGATTACAATCACAGGCCCATCGGCTAGTATTCGTAATCTTTACTCCTTCAATATTGTGGGTGCATCAGCATTCTACGATGATACTGGAAACAATCCAGGCCCAACAGCAGAAGTTGTTGGTGTGGTTAAGAGTATTACAGGCCCTGTAAATGGATTA